CAGACCTTGGCCATCTGCGAACGGGGCGCTGGGGGCAGCGGGTGCGGGCATCGCAAAGGTCGGCGGGGCGGGCATCTGCGGAGCGGCGGGTGCGGTGAACTGCGGGGCCACTGGTGCCTGCATCACGGGAGCGACAGGTGCGGCAGCTTGCGGTACAGTGGTTGCCCCGGCACGCAGAGCGGCGGTGAGTTCAATGACGGCGGCGGTCAGTGCCGCGAGGTTCTGTTCAATCGACATGGTAAAGGTTCCTTTTAGTTGGGTTGGGTTGAATCACGAGACGCCCCTCGATAAAGGCATCGACGATCTCACGCATGACATCACTCGGCTTACCGAACTGCATTGCCTTACGGTGAAATTTGGTGCGACTGGACTTCGAGACCCTGACGGTCAGGAAGCAGTCTAGGTTTGGTTGCTTTGACATTTATTTCTCCGGTTCCGTTGCACAACTGTATCACGTTCGTGTACCATTGCAAGCACAGCAACGAAAATATTTTGGAGAAGTGATGTGAACCAGCCAAAAAGAAACCCGCCGAAGCGGGTTAAGGGGTCCAACACCCAGGAGAAAGCGATGACTAACGGGATGATTCTATGACACCAACGCCAGTCGCGCAAGCGCCCCGAGTGGTGTCATGGTTCTCTTGCGGTGCCGCGAGTGCAGTTGCCACGGTTCTCGCCGCTATCAAGTACGGCACCATCGAGGCTGTGTACTGCCGGGTCATCGACGAGCACGAGGACAACCTGCGATTCCTTGACGACTTCACCCGAGTCACGGGTATCGCGGTTAAGACCATCGTGAACGAACAGCACCAAGGCTCCATCTACTCGGTGTTCAATAAGCGAGGGTACATCAAGGATCAGTACGGGGCTCCCTGCACCATGATCCTCAAGAAGGACATGCGCAAAGCGTACCAGCGCCCCACAGACATTCAGGTGTTTGGGTACACGGTGGACGAGCAGGATCGTGCTGACAGTTTCATCGACTCCAACAACGATGTGACCGAGGATTTCTTGTTGATCGCCAACGGCATCGACAAGCAGCAGTGCTATCGACTGGTGCGCGACACCCTCGGCATCCAACTGCCGATGATGTACCGACTCGGATACGGGAACAACAACTGTATCGGGTGCGTGAAGGGTGGTATGGGGTATTGGAACAAGATCCGCGTGGACTTCCCCGACAGGTTCGAGAAGATGGCAAAACTCGAACGGCGCCTGAACTTCGCGGTGTGCAAGGACCGCAAGGGTATGGTGTTCCTCGACACGCTGGACCCGAAGCGCGGGAACCCTGTGACCGATGCACCCGCCGATTGCGGATTCACATGCGAGATGAAGAAATGACACCAACGCCAGTCGCGCAACACCCATCGTCCATCGAAGTCTACATCCGCCACGGGTGGTCCCTCGTACCCATCCCCCCGGGCACCAAAGGCCCTGCACACAAGGGGTGGAACCTGAAACAGAGCGCCTTGACGCTGGAGCAGACCCTGCCCCCGGGGTACGGCATCGGCCTGGCGCACGCCTACTCGGGCACCATGGCGCTGGACATCGACAACTGGGACCGCGCCGCCTTCGAGTTGATGATGCGCGGCATCGACCTGCATGCCCTGTACGCTGCCCCTGATGCGGTCATCATCGACTCAGGGCGGGCGGGTCATGGGAAGCTGTTGTACGCGATGCCGTTCGGGCTGGCCCTGCCATCCAAGCGGGTCATCATCGACGCCACCACGATCTACGAGTTGCGCTGCGCTACGGGCAACGGGGTCACGGTGCAGGACATCCTGCCCCCGACGATCCACCCCGACACCAAACAACCGTACCGCTGGGCTGGCAGTGGCCACTGGTCCCGTTTGCCCACGATCCCACAGGCCCTGCTGGACCTCTGGCAGTCCCTGCTGGTCGGCGAGTCCCGCTCACCCCAGACAGCGGTGCAGGAGGGCACAGAGAAGGTCGATTGGGCCGAGATCGTCTCGGCTCTTGGTGCGGTCTCCTCGGACTGCTCACGCGAGGACTGGATCACTATCGGCATGGCCTGTCAGTGCGCTGGCGTCCTGAGTGCGGAGCCCAACAGAGCGTTCGAGGTGTGGGACACATGGAGCAAGGGATCGACCACCAAGTACCCGGGGCCTCGGGACATGGCAACGCAGTGGAACTCGTTTCGCGCCGACAAGGGCAACCGGGTGACGCTGGGCTCGCTGTTCAAGTTGGCCCATGACGCAGGGTGGTCCAAGCCCCTGCCCGACGCCTCGACGTTCTTCTCCCCGCTCACCGAGATCAAGCACCCCGATCAGGTCATCACCGACATCCGCATCCCGCCACCCGACCTCGACTTCGACCTCGTGCCGCCAGTGCTGCGCACCCGGGCGCTGGAGATCAGCGAGCACATAGGTTGTGACCCGCTGGTGCCCCTGATGGCTGGCATGGCGGCAGTGTGTGGTGCAGTGGATGCCCGCACCCGGCTGGAGTTGATGCCCGGGTTCAAGGTGCCTCCGGTGCTGTGGATCTGCTCCATCGGTGAGCCCGGAGACAAGAAGACTCCCGGGTCCAAACCGATGTTCGAGATCCTGACCCAACTCGAACGGGAAGACGCCCCTCGTTTCGCAAAGGCGGCTGTGGACTTTGAGGTGAACGAGGCTCGGTATGTCGTGGCCAAGAAGCACCTCATCGACAGTGCCACGGCCCCCGAGGCGCTCTTGACCAACAGCCCCCTGCCCACCCTGCCACCGAACCCGGCAAAGCCCGTGCCGCTTAAGATCACGGTGCAGGACATCTCCTCGCAGAAGCTCGTGCGCCACGCGGCCGACAGGCCCCGGGGCTTGCTGTGCGCCTTGGACGAGATGGCCTCGTGGGTCGAGAAGGTCTGTGACCCTCGAAGCGGGGATGACCGCAGTGCCTGGACCGTGGCCTATGAGTCTGGCAGGTACGAGATGGACCGGGTGGGCACGGGCACCACGCTGGCCGACAACTATGCCGTTGCGTTTTTTGGGAACCTGCAGCCCCGGGTGCTGCGCGAGAACTTCAAAGCCCTGTCGAAGGATGGACTGGTGCAGCGGTTCATTCCGGTCAACATCAGGGCCGACATGAGGAAGCTGGGCAACCCGGTGCCCTCCTACATGACAAACTCGGCAGAGTATGACCAGGCCATCCGGGTGTGTTTCGGCCTGCCCCCCATGACCTACAGGCTGTCGGGGCCAGCCTACGACACCTATCGTGCGTTCCAAAGGTGGTACGAGCGTGCGATGACCGATGAGCGCATCCTGAAGGGCTCGGAGACCGTGCAGACCGCCATGGGCAAGATGGAGGGTCTCGTGGGGCGCATCGCACTCGTGTGGCACTGCATCGAGGCTCCGTACTCCATCGAAGTCTCTGAGCCCCTGATGCTCAGGGCCATCGAGTTCGTGCGCCGGTTCGTGATCCCAAGCCTGCGGTACACGTTCGATGGGGACTACGGTGGTGCCGTGGGGCTGGAGAAGTGGTGCAGCGAGTATGTGCTGCAGTATGCCGATCAGGACCAGTTCACCCTGGGGACACTGAAGCGCAGTGCCAGGCGGCAGATCGAGGGCATGTCGAGCATCACCGCACAGCAGCAGTTGCTCATCGCCATGGCCCCGCTGGAGGACGCGAAGTGGGTGGCTCGCATGGACGATGGCTCGCAGGAGTTCCGGGGCATGGCGACATGGGCCATTAATCCGGGGCTCAAGGAGTGGTTCAGGGATTATCGGGATCAGGTGACTGCGGCGAAGCAGAGGCGCCGGGACGATCTGCACCAGGGGCCAAAGACAGAGCGGACTCGGGTGCCGGGGTACACGGGGCCTCGGGAGCCTGCGTTGCAGAAGAGGGTGGCGTGATTTTCCAAAGCTAGTTAGCACGCACTAACTTGAAACTTGAGGGAGGGGGTCTCACGACCTGCCTCCCTTTTCCGTTTTCCAGAAACCCAAAATTGCCCGGGAAAATGGCTTTTGGGTACGGATTTTCCCCTATACGGACGAGGAGAGCCAGGCCGGGATATCGGGAGCGGGGGATTCTGGGGCCTGGAAGGCGTTTTCCTGGCTCGCGGCACCAGTACCCTTCCGAGGTCTTCCGCGTGGCCTTGGCGCTTGGTCTGGTGCGGATGCGCGGGCTTCGCTCAACAGCTCGCCCTGCAGCATCGGATACGCAGCGCCGATACGCTGCAGGATTGCGAATAGGCGCAGTGTTGCAGAATCCGGGGTCCTGGTGCCATTGATCCACTTCTTCAGCGTATGCACGGGTACGCCCAAATAGTGCGCCATGGCAAGCTCGGACAAACCCAGGTCAGCTTGCCATTGTTTCATTTCGAGGGGTGTCATGTTTCGATTCTCCAAAAGGTTACCCGGGCGCATGGGCCCGGGTTTGTGGGTTAGGGGTGACTGGTGCCGATTAAGTCTGCTTCGCGGTATCCTGGATCCGCTGCAGCTTGTCAAAAATAGCGCATGCATCGGACATTTTCAGAGCATCGGATGCAAGGATGTCGATGGCACGCATGTCGTCAACCCGGGCCCGTAGTCGATCAGCCACTAGGCGCAGGTGCGGGGATTCACAACCCTCGCAGGTGCGCAGGATCTCGGAATCGGTCATTGTGTGGTGGAGAAACATGGTTTACCTCAGATTGATATAGCCCTGCATGCCCGCAGCATGCGCCAATTGAACCGCATGGTCGCGGTTATCGAGTGTTTGAATCAGGTACTTGACGAGTGCTACCCATTCATCCGATCGGCATTGCAGCGCAAGGTATTCATCCTGCGTTAGCTCACTGGTGCCGATGTATCGATGGTGCCGGCCGATATGACGCCGTGCCATGCGTCCGAGGATGATCATGCTGCGGCTCATGCTGTCACCCGGATATCAATTACCCGTCGTTTCGTGCCATGGGCGGGAAACCCAACAATGGCAGTTCTTTCCCTCTGGCACAGCTGGCAGGTGGCGCAGGTGACATCCTCGCGCTGAGTGGCGGGACAAATAATTACAGGTCGACCGGCCGGCGTGACAGTGTTTGCCGATTGTGTGGACGGTAGCACTACGACCACGGGACCGGCGCCGGTATCGGCCAGCATGTCAGCATCGGACAAGTCATTAGCTGACAGGTTAACCCTGAATCCCCACGCATTAGCGTGCCTAATCCACGCGAGCGAAGCACTATCCCGATGGTGAGAGTAAGTAAACCCGCGCTTCCCAAGGTTTGCCTGTACCAATTGTCCGAGTGCCACGGGATCGATTGATCCGTTCGATTGTGGCAAGTCACCTGCCTGATTGTGTCTCCACAGTGTACCGGCCGGCAGACTGGCGATGATCGAGCAAAACCCGGTTAAATCAGTTCCACGGGATCCTGACGACACCGCAGACCAATGTAGTGCAAGGGGACCGGTTGACGCATAGCATGCATCGCGCATCGCACAATCCGAAGGGCAAGAATCGGCACTCGTCGTGCTAACCGGGATCGGCCCGGTTTTGCCGTTCGAGCACTTGAGAGTCAGGTGGTAAATGTGTTTCATGACTTGGTACTTTCAATGCCAAGAATGAATGCATGCAACCGGCCGCACAGTTCACGTTTCGAAACATGCCCTGTATAAAGCGGTTCGTTCACGCCACCGCCGGCCGAGTGCATGCGATGCAAGGCGACACCACCATAAGCATGCGACAAGTGGTAATTGCCAATTTGCGCAACATGTTTATCGCCTACCTTGAGATATGGGACAAGGGGCGAACCGGTAAGCCGATTCAAGCGATCGCACAAGCCTTGCAGATGTTTGTCGGTGATTCTTTCAGCCATGGTTCATCTCCCGGGTAGCGTGGAGCTGGCGGGCCAGGCGAACCAAACGAGCGGGTACGCCACGTTTGGCAGCATAGCGACTAGCGGCAAAACTGCCCCAAATGGACCAATTGGCGGCAGCTCGGATAGCGTGAACAGCATGAGGGTGCATTACGGATTCTCCTAACGGTTACAGGTTAAACACTGACAAGGGAAACAGAATCGGCGATCAACCGGGCGCAAATTTTGGGGTTGTAATCGCTCAGGCGATGAGCAGTCCAATCATCTGCAGCGAAACACTGCCCAAGTGAATCAGTGTGCATCAATACATCCTGAATGGCACGAACCCATGATTCAGCCGACACAATGAACTGCTGCTTGTCGCGATTGAAGACAATGTATGTTTTCATGAGCGATCCCCTTAGGCAAGCAGTGCAAGTTGTTCGGCTTCGGTGCGCACTGAGATGCGAAGGGCGATCATGAAACGAGCGAATGCTGCCACGGGAATACCGTAGTACTCGGCAACATCGGTGCATGCATCAATGGGGCGCCGTTGAGCATAAATGCGAGCATATCCGTATGCTGCGATGATGTCGGGATGAAACATGGTTAGCCTTTCGAGTTACGGGTTTGGTTGATGACGGGTTTAATTATGCCCCGATGGGTTAGCTTGTCAATAGGGGCGAGTGAAATAAATGTGCGAATGGTTCACTGTGTCCGATGGTTCACTGTGTCCGATGTGACAATGTGACATGTTGCACTGCGGCATGTGACAAAATGACCCTAAAACGACATGACCATTCGTAGGCTTTTTTTAAAAAAGAGTCTAGATCATGTTTCCCGTGTAGCGAATCTGTCGCTTGTTGCACTGCAGCATGTCACCAGTGACGCAGGTGTCACATTGTCACAGTACCCGATGGGTCGGGATGCAGTACCCGATGGGTCGAGATGCAGTACCCAGCGGGTCGACGATCAGAGCATCCGGGCTCGGTGGGTCAGGGCTCGGAGCATCCGGGCTCGATGGGTCGCGGTGTCAAAGGAGCTGGAATCCGGTAGTGAGCGCTCACTGCGCCTGGGGGGCGGGGGCCCCCAGCGGCTGGCGGCGCGGTGACGAGGGTGGTCACCCGAGCACCCCGAGAACCTCAGAATCTAAAAACCCATTGGCTCAAAATATTCACAACCCCCACAGACTCAGAAACCCATTGGCACACATATCCACCCCACTTGCCGCCCACCAGAACCTGTGATACCCTGCGCCCATGACCCAGGCAAGCCCCCAGCCCCAACTCGAAAACCAGACGCTTCCCGACTGGCTGGGTGGACCTGTGGCGCCACTGGCGTCCTATGTCGTGGACCTGAAGCTGCGCCGGCAGGCACGGGACGCACAGCGAGAGCTCGACGCGATCACCTACGAGGCCCTGTTCGACGAGTTCCTCGATGCAGTGCGGGAGAACGGCCTCGGGGTGCGGCAGTTGTTTGACAATGATCCACGAGCCCCGGACCTCAAGAAGTTCGTCGCATGGGTCATGCGCGACGAGAACCGCAAGGCGCAGTACTACGAGGCGCAAGCCATCGGCGCCGAGGTTCTGATGATCGAGACCCCGATGATCGCCGACGCCAACGACTCGATGGAGGACGTCAACCGCTCCACGCTGCGGGTCAACACTCGCAAGTGGCAGATGAGCGTGTGGAACAGGAAACGCTTTGGTGATGTGAGGCAGATTGACCAGAACGTCACCATCGACCTCTCGGGGGCCATGCAGCAGGCGCAGGAGAGGCTGGATCGGGCGAGGACCATAGATGCCGCCTAAAGTTCAGATGGTCAGCACCCCGGACAAGGAGCAGGCCCTCATAACCGAGTTGCTCCAGTTCAAGTACAACCCCGAAGCCTTCGCACGGTACGCGTTCCCGTGGGGCGTGAAGGGCACACCGCTGGAGAAGATCCAAGGGCCACGGTCATGGCAGATCGGCGAGTTCCGCAGGATCGCAGACCACTTGGCCCTGGACCGCGAGAAGGCGAGGATCGGCCTACCATCGTCCCCGCTGTACATCGCCCTGTCCTCGGGCCGGGGGATCGGCAAAAGCGCACTGCTCTCGATGCTTGACCTCTGGGTGCAGTCGTGCTGGATCGGGAGCACCACCATCGTGACGGCCAACACCGAGACGCAGTTGCGCAGCCGCACCATGGCCGAGTTGGGCAAGTGGCACACCATGGCCATCAACCGACACTGGTTCGAGAAGTCCTCGATGTCCATGCGGCCAGCGGGCTGGTTCGCCGAACTGGTCGAGACCCAACTGAAGATGGACACGCAGTACTACTACGTCGAGGCGCAGTCGTGGTCAGCCGAGAACCCCGATGCGTTTGCCGGGGCCCACAGCCAGATCGGCATGATGGTGCAGTTCGACGAGGCCTCGGGGATACCGGACCCCATCTGGCAGGTGACCGAGGGGTTCTTTACGGACATGGCGCCGCTTCGGCTGTGGCTGGCCATCAGCAACCCACGGCGCAACACCGGGCGCTTCTTCGAGTGCTTCCACAAGGACCGGGGGTTCTGGGACACGAAGTACGTGGACAGCCGCACCGTCGAGGGTGTGGACGCCGGGGTGTACCAGCGCATCGCAGACAAGTACGGAGAAGACCACGATGTCACCAGGATCGAAGTCAAGGGGCAGTTCCCCCGAACCGGCTCCAACCAGTTCATCGGACGAGAAGTCGCCCAGGCCGCAGCCGAACGAGAACTCGTCCCAGACACCGGAGCCCCACTGCTCATGGGGATTGATGTGGCTCGATTCGGAGACGACGAGTCCGTGTTTCGTTTTCGACGCGGCCGTGACGCCCGCTCCATCCCGCCCATGCGCTACCGGGGTGCCGACACCATGGCCCTGTCCACCCACGCCGCCACGGCTATCGAGCGGCTCCAACCAGACGCCGTGTTCGTTGATGGAGGAGGGGTGGGGGGAGGAGTAGTCGACCGACTCAAGATGCTCGGCTACCGGGTCATCGAGGTGCAGTCGGGCGAGGCGGCGCACGACCCCGAGAAGTACCTCAACCGCAGAGCCGAGATGTGGGGCGAGATGCGCGACTGGCTGATCTACGGGGCCATTGACAACGACGACTCGCTCATCGACGACCTGACCGGCCCCGAGTACGCCATCCACCTCAAAGGGCAGATCAAACTGGAGAGCAAGGACTCCATGAAGAAGCGCGGGTTGGCGAGCCCCGACGATGGCGACTCCCTGGCACTCACCTTCGCGGAACCCGTGGCGCGGCTGGACGCATCCACCGCTCGTCGGACAAACCGGATGCGGGGGCTGGTCGCGGACAACGAGTATGATATATTCGCGGCAACTTGAAGGAGTACGCCCATGAGCGGACTGTTTGGCTCCAAGCCCAAGATTCCCGCTGCGGCAACCGTGACCCCCACCGTGGCCACGCCAGCCGTGCAGGCAGCGTCCGATGCCCAGCGCATGAAGGCCCGCGCTGCCAGTGGCCGTGCCGCCACCATGCTGACCACGACTGAGGAGCAGACCGGACCCGGTCCGATGACGGCCACCAAGAAGCTCCTTGGGATGTAACGTGTGGCCAGCCTCTACATCACCGAGTTCCAGGCCAGCGGCAACGCGGAGTCCGGGGCGCAGCTTCAGGTCGGTGTGCAGCCGGCCGTGGCGATGCAGAAGCTCACCTTCACCACGAGCACCCAGAGCGCCGAGTTCGATCCCCGGACCCGGTTCATCCGACTACACCCCGACGCCGACTGCCATGTGGTGTTCGGCATCAACCCCACGGCGACCATCAACCACATGCCCATGCTGGCCGACTCCACCGAGTACTTCGGGGTGTTCCAGCCGGGGCTTAAACTCGCGGTGATCGCCGCATAGGAGCCCACCAAATGTCCAAAAGCAACGCCTTCGAGACTGCCCTGTTGCAGTTGATCTTTGAAAACGTGGCCATCGCCAACGTGGGAGACGCCTCCGGCCTGCGAGCCACGACCACGGCGGGCAGTCTGTACTTCAGCCTGCACACAGCGTCCCCGGGCGAGGCGGGCGACCAGACGACCAGCGAGGTCGCCTACACCTCCTACGCCCGCGTGGCAGTGGCCCGGTCCACCGCCGGCTGGACGGTGACCGGCAACGCCAGCGCGGCCGATGCCAACGTGACCTTTCCGGCCGGCACTGGCGGCTCGGGCACCGCGACCCACTGGGGCCTTGGCACCTCGTCCACTGGCGCCGGGTTGCTGCTGTACTACGGAGCGATCAGCCCGAGCATCGTGTGCGGCTCCGGGGTGACGCCGCAGTTGACCGCTGGCAACGTGGTAACCGAGGACTGATCGTGAACCTCGCGCCGCGTGAGCTGCCCGGAGACGACTACCGCTGGAGCGTCCAGGTGCTCCTCGCGGTCGACTGTCTGCTGAACGCATTGCTGCGCGGCTGGCATCACGAGACCCTTTCCTCCCGCGCATGGCGGGCGTGGGTCTACGGAAGGCCCTTTGGCAGGATCACCCGCCCGCTGATCGACCTGCTGTTCATCTGGCAGACATGGCGTTTGGACCACTGCCAGCGGCACTACACCGAGGAAGTGGAGCGGGCTGCACTTATCGTGAAAGTGAGATCGCAATGACACTGCAGGAAATCCGAGCCGCCATTGCGGCGTCCCCCGAGCTGCAGGCGCTCGCTGTCGCAGGTTCGTTCGGACCCATTGCCACAGCTTTGAGCATTGGTCGCACCAAATTGGCAAGCCATTTTGCAAGTGAGCGCGGCGTGCTGGAGCGTTTCCCCGGTGGGCCTCTTGCTGCCGATGCGCTGATCTCCAAGCTGGAGGCATTTGCCCTCACCACTCACCCCATGTCCAGCATCGTGCGCCGGGCGCTGAAATTCCTTGCGCAAGCCCAAGGCCTGGATATTGGATCGCCAGCAACGCAGGGTCTAATCGACGCCCTGCTCTCAATTGATGTCATCACGCAGACCGAGCGCAACGGTCTGCGAGCCATGGCCACAGTCGCATACGAAATCACCGTCGCCGATGTCGAGCGTGCGGTCCGGGAGGTCTGATGGCAGTCGCAACGCCCAATTACAGCGCCAACACGGCGATCACCATGGACCTGGCCAACCTGGCCACATCCAGCACGTTTCTGGCCGGTCGAGAGTCGAGCCAGATCGACAACACGACCAACAAGTACATGGACTGCATCGTGTCCGGGTTTGTGTCCGTGGGCACGACTCCGACAGCGAACACCACGATCTCGGTTTACGTCTGGGGCGCAGATACATCCTTGGCGACTACCCCGATTGATGTGCTTGACGGCACCGATTCAGCGGAAACCTTGGCGAACGCTGGCGTTTTGGGTGCGCTGCGTTTCGGCGCTGCAGTTGCGGTGCCGGTGGCAACGAGTGATTTCCAGTACCCCGTGCTGCCTTTCAGCGTTGCGTCTCGTTTTGGCGGCGTGATGCCAAAATTCTGGGGGCTGTTTGTGAGCCATAACACTGGTGTAAACCTGCGAAACACGGCAGTCAACACCAACAGCTTTGAGTTCGTCGGCATCAAGTACGACATCGCGTAATGCTGATACTGCGCAGACCTTGGACCGAGCAGCCGCAAGATGCGGTGGAAGTGGATTGGGGCAATCCGCTGGCAGCGTCTCTAGGTTTTTTGTACGACGGCGCATCGGGCCGCGATGTTGTCGGCGATCTGAAGTTTACGGGCAACCGGGTAGAGGGGGTTAGCCGTGCCGGTCGGGGGCAATTTTCAGAAACCAACGGAACTACAGCGCGGCTGGAGTCAATAAACCCAACGCAGATTCAGTTCCAAAACATTACAGTTTTTGCCCTCTTCAATCCAACTGGGAATCCTGGAAACGAGTGTTTGTTTTTCCTGCGCCGGATGGGTACTGCGGTGCCGTCGTTCGGGTTGGGAGTACACACCGGCAGTTTGAATGGCTACAAGTTTTCGCTGAACGGGCAAGCGGCAGACTTTAACGCAAGCCCGATTGTGGACATTGGAACAGTACCATTCCGGCCTACTTTTTTGGCGATGACGTACAACGGCTCATCGCTGCGCTGCTACGTTGACGGCGTTGATGTAGGTGGCGGGTCTGGGTACGGGCTTATTGATTACAGCCGCACCGACGAAGGTCTGCTGGTGTTTGATGGGGGAGTTTTTCAAAGCAGCATCGGCGTATTGTTGCTGGCGGGAATTTGCTCTAAAGATTTTTCTGCGCACGAAATTGCCCAGTTGAGCGCAGACCCTTGGCAGCTATTCGCCCCCCGGCAAATCTGGATACCCGCAACTGCGGCAGCCAGTTTCAACCCGACCCTCTCGCTCCCCACTTACGTACCCGGCTCGCTGACATCCTCGGCGTTTCGTCCGCGAGTCACAGCAACCTGGAGCTAACGCATGGCAGATAACACAACCCTCAATCCCGGCACTGGCGGCGATGTAATCGCGTCCGACGACATCGGCGGCATCAAGTTCCAGCGGGTAAAACCGGCCTGGGGCGTGGACGGCTCCGCTGTCGATACGAGCGAGGCCAACCCGCTGCCGGTGGCGGCCTATGGCGAGTTGATCGAGGCCATCGAGGCCATGCGGTTCGTCGTGCAGTCGCTCACCCGCTCAATTGGCCAAATGATGCCCGACACAGCGAACCGCATGCGGGTCAACGTCGAGGCGGGGACCCTGCCCACCGTCACGACAGTCGGCACT